CGTTGACCGCTTTGACTCTTCGAAGATCGGTACCGGAGAGGGCGCCGCGGCGTACGGGCATGGCTTGTACTTCGCCGAGAATCCGGAGGTCGCTGACGAGTATCGAAAGAACCTGACGAAAGAGCCAAGTCAGGTAACTTTCGACGGCAAGCCGATCACCACAGAGACCGATCCGCTCATAAGCAATTCTGCCTCCGCTCTGCTTGGTAGCCGCGGCAACATTTCTGCGGCGATAGCCGGGTTTGAAAAGGCCTCGAAGAACTACCGAACTCTGAACAACACGCTGGTCCGGCATGCGGGTAGCGGCCACGCGGATCGCGAAAGCACCGCCGCTAAGATGGACGCGCGCGCTCAATTCCTCAAAGAGCACGGCCACCGTTTCGAGACGAAGATTCCCGGCAACACTTACCACGTCAAGATTGACGCGCACCCGGATCACTTCTTGGATTGGGACGGGCCCACGCGCCGCGATCATCCGCGCGCCAAGGCGCTTGACGAACTGTACCGCAGCACCCGCGCGGCGCCTATCGGCCAGGGCATCCATCATGGCGGTGTTACCGGCGAAGACATCTACCGCAACCTGACCGCCCAACTCGGCAGCAAAGAAGCCGCGAGTGCCGCGCTGCTCAAAGCAGGCGTGCCCGGCATCCGGTATCTCGACCAAGGTTCGCGCGATGACGGACACGGAACCTCGAACTATGTCGTGTTTGATGATAAGATGATCAGCATCAAGAGGCGCTATGCGCAAGGTGGGGCAGTGGACAGCGCAGCAGCAAGGGCACTAGAGATCGCGCGGGGCGCATTCGCAAAGGGCGGTCGCCTGAAGCTTCCAGATGCGCCACCTCCCAAGCTTGACCCGGGTATCTCGAACACCGCCGACCCCAATCGCATCGTTTTCCACGGCACCGGCTCCGGCGGCGTACGTGGGATAAACGTCCCGAGACACATGTGGGAAAACTCCAGGGGCGCCAAGGGGGCGGTGGTCCTTGGCATGAAAGAGAAAAACAAAGCTCGCGCGGACATTTACGGGCCAGAGAACCGCCCGCCGCTGACGAAGGGCGACATAACATTCATCCACAGTAACACGCTGCGCGATCATTTCGGCAAATCTGAAAAGGAACAGATCGCCGCAGAGGACGCGGCCCTCGCTCGGTTACGCGCAGCGAAAACGCTATCGAAAGACGCCAACACTCTAGACAAGAGCGAGAAGCTGGACACCGTAAACCACGAGTACGACGACAAGGGCCGGTCGTACATCGCGCGCGCTCAGAAGGGCGTGGCAGGGCACTCTCTTTACACATCCGGGGTCGGCGATAAACGTGAGTTCCATATCATCAACACATGCGCGGGGCAGACCGCGGGGTGCGGTGGTGGGGTTGACTCTGATGGCGTGACAGACACGACGCGCGGCTCTTGCTTCGCGCCTCACGCCGAAGCGCAGTACGGCGGCGCCGCGTCCCGCCGCGCGTCGCAGACGCAGGCGAAGCATGACCCGGCCATGACGAAGGATTGGATATTGGCTCACACGGGCTCTCTGCGTGCTGCGGCCAAGACGGCAGACCGGGCTAACAAGAGGTTCTTATTCCGCCCCAACGTAGTGGACGAAACTGACAACACGTCTCGCTATGCGATCCAGGGCCTGAACCGGCAGCGCGTCGCTAAGGGACTGCCAGTTATGGAAGCCAACTCCTATGGCAAAACTAACGAGTTGCATGACCCGGAAAACGGCTGGCACGTCACGTATTCCAACGTCGGGCCGAAGGTCAAGCTAGGGGCATCCATAAAGGAAAACATCACAAGAGATTCGTCCAGAGTGTCACAGACAATCCGTGCGCAGAATAAGGCTGGCGGCGCTGACTTTGCGAACGAGCAGGGCAACAAGACGCCTCCGAAAAACTCGTACATGGTCACGGATGTCGTCAGGGATACGCCTCTCGCCGACAAGATGCACAAGTCGCTCAAGTATGCCAAGTACTGGGGTGTCGGCAGGCCGGTCACGTCCCTTTCCGAGCAGGAAGCCAAGGAAGGGAAAGAGGACCACTACGACGGCGCGGGTAAGCCTACGACTCCGGACAAGGCGCACTACGGCCACACAACGCTGAATGGCAAGAGATTCGACTATCAGAAGCAGCACATCTTGCCGCCGCGTCTCGTCGCGGTTGGAAAAAACGATGACGGCACACCGCACGTAATTCCCACGGACTCGCGGTTCAAGGATAACGATTTCCTGCCGAAGAAGCGGTACATGTCGCCCAACGGCAAGGCAGCGGGCGCAATTTTGATGACGACCCCAACTACCTCTACCTCGGGGGTCGGCCACAAAACTAGCTTCACGCATCACGTCGGCCCGGAGCACATTGAGCACGCGCTGAAGAACAACGGTGAATATGAGATCGACGCCCCCGCGCTGCAGGAAGCCGCCGCGGGCAACGAGTACGTGGCACCGCGCTCCGCCCATCGCGCGGGCGGTGCCACGTGGCGCACGCCACCTACCGATGATGCGTGTGAATTTCCGGAGCAGAGCTTTACCGCGCAGGCACATAACGCCCACAGGGGTGATGGAGATGAAGACCATGCCGCAGCGCCCCCTCGGGCTGTGGGCGGTCCTGGCGCCGAGCACGCGCTTGCTCTAACGTCGCCGCAGAACCTCGCCGCTGCCCGAGCGCAGGCAGCACAACCGGGACGCCGGTAACACCTAGCTAGGAGACGACCCATGTCTGACGCATCCAAGGCCGCGCGAGCGGCGATGAAATCCAAGGCCGAGCGCATCGCTGGCGGCGACCCGAAACGCAAGGTCGACGCGTCCAGTTGGACGCCGCCGGAGCCGCTGAACACCACCGCCAAGACCGGCCTGCGCCCCGTGTCGCGCCGCGCGTACAAGAAGGGCGGCAAGGTTCTTGGCGTGCCCTGCGTCATGCGCGCCGACCGCAAGCCGCGCAAGTCCGGCGGCGCGACCGAGAACGTCAACGCCAAGATCAACCGCAACGTCAAGGATGCGAACGCCGAAGACTTCGGCAAGCCGCATATCGGCGGCTTGAAGACCGGCGGTCGTGCGAAGCGTGCTGATGGCGGGCAGACCGCTTACTCGGACGCGCTGCCGCGCAACACCTACCGCGACAAGGAAGTCGAGAACACCACGGCCAAGTCGACGCCAGCAGTGTCGAAGATCGCCAAGGCCAAGGGCGGCGAGGCCAAGCCGCCGCGCTACAGCAGGGCAGCCGTGGACGCCGCTATCGCGTCGTCCAATCGCTCTGGCCGGAAGATCGGTGGCAAGGAAGCTGCCAAGATTCATGCCTTGCTCAAGGGCCCATACGAGACTGGTGATGCCGATACGGACGGGTTCCGCCGCGCCGCTGCGCTTGCTGGCACCGAAAGCGCGATTGACACCTACCGCGACATCACCAAGAAGGCTAAGGGCGGCTCTGTGCCGATGAAGGACTTCCTGAATGGCATCAAGGACAAGATGAAGAAGCGCACGACCGCGCCGGGCCTGCAGAAGCGCGGCACGTTCCCGACTTCCATGTCGAAGGATGACGACAAGGCGTTCGACGCGAACCGCGCCGACATCATGGAAGCCTCGTACAACGACTACAAGGCCAAGAAGGGTAAGCCGTCCACGCCGACTGTTGACCTGAGCGAGCCGGACTACAAGCGCACCGCGCGCAAGTCTGGCGGTCGTGCGAAGGGCAAGACGAACATCAACATCATCATCAGCGCCGGTAAGGGCGGCGCTCCCGCCGCCCCGGGCGACACGGGCCCCGTTCGCCCGCCGATGCCCGCGCCGATGCCCGCGCCGATGCCGTCTCCCGCCGCCCCTCCGCCTCCGATGGCCGGTGGCGCTCCGCCGATGCCGATGCCGCGCCCGCCCGGCGCTCCTCCGGGCCTCGTTGGCCGCAAGCAGGGTGGCCGTGTCGGCCACCGCTCGTACAAGTCCTACAAAGACATGGACGCGGGCGGCTTGAGCGGTCTCGGTCGCCTCGAAAAGACGGCCATTGCAAAAAGCAAATAGTTCTCTGTAGAAAAGCCGGGTGGGAGTGTTGCGCTCTCACCCGGCTTTTAATTGGATGGAAAGATGATCACGCAATCCACAGCATTCCAACGCGAGTTGGAGAAGCTGGTCTTGGAAGAAATCACCAGCCTCAAGAACTCCTTGGCAGCGAACATCACTGCCGAGCTTCCCCAATTGCGCTTCACCATGGGCCAGATCGCCGTGTTCGAGCGCCTGCCGGAAATGTTCGACCAAGTCGCGCTCCTCCTGGAGCGCCGCTAACCCCGATCCACAACCACGAAGGAAGAGAAGAAGATGGTCAAAGCCGTAACGAAATCGAAGAAAACCAAGCTCACCCTGGTCGCCCCAACTCCGCTGGAGTTGCAGTCCATCGGCAAGATCGCCATGACCCACACCATCGATCCGAAGAGCGTCGCGCTGACGGAAGTCGGTGACACGTCGAAGATCGTCGTGTTCAATAATCAGGTGCTGATCGCCGTTTACATCCGCCCGGAGCGGACCAAGAGCGGCCTGCTGCTTTCGCAAGGGGCCCGTGACGAAGACAAGTACCAGTCCAAGGTCGGCCTCATCTTGAAGACCGGCCCCGACGCGTTCCTCGACGAAGATGGCCGCTGGTTCAAGAACGCCGCCATCGGCGTCGGCGACTGGATCGTGTTCCGTCCGTCGGACGGCTGGAACATCGAAGTCAACGGGCGCCTGTGCCGCATGCTGGACGACACGTCCGTCCGCATGACTATCGATCACCCCGACCGCGTTTGGTAAAGGAACTGACCATGGCTGAAAACGAAGACACGACGGCTGACGACAAGATCATCGCGGCAGAACACGATACCGGTCCCGAAGAGGCGACCGAAGACAGCCTCGCCAACCTCCGCGAGCAACTGGCCACCGAGAAAGCCGCACGCGTAGCCGCAGAGACGAACGCGCGTAGCGCAATCGCCACCGCCGACCGTGCTACCGGCGACACGCACGCTGCGAACCTGCATCTCGTGAACAGCACGATTGGCCGGTTCAAGAACGAGCAGGAAACGCTCAAGGCCCAGTACCGCGACGCGATGTCTGCGAGCAACTTCGACGCTGCCGCAGAGATCAATCAGGCGATGTCGGACAACTCGGCGAAGCTCCTGCAACTTGAGAACGGCAAGGATGAACTGGAGCGGAACCCGCCGCGCGCGGAAGTGTCGCGCACGGTTACCGACCCCGTCGAAGCGTTCGCCGCGGCCCTCACGCCGCGGAGCGCGGAGTGGGTGCGCAAGCACCCGCAGTACGTCACTGACCCGCGCCTGAACCAGAAGATGATCGCCGCGCATAACTTTGCCGTCGCCGACGGCTTTGTTGCGGATACCGATGCCTACTTCGCCGAGGTCGAGACGATTCTCAAGCCGCGCGGCTCGGCTCCGGAAGTCACCCGCACCCAGGACGACGACGCCTTCGCTGGCGCCGCCACAGTCGTGGCCAAGCGCGGAGCCCCCGCGGCGGCGCCGGTCAGCCGGAGCGGCAACGCTGCCGGTACCCGCACCAACTCGCTCACGCTTACCCCCGCAATGCGGGAAGCGGCCCGCGCATCGGGGCAGACCGATGACGAGTACGCCAAGAACTACCTTGCCCTGAAAAGGGAAGGCAAAATCGGCACAGGCCGGTAGGAGAAGAGCCATGGAAAACAACGAGACGCCGACCACGAAGCCCAAGCGCCAGCGCCGCCCGCGCGCCGATCACGTCGTCCCTGGCACGCCGACGCCCGCCGCGCCGGACGCGCCTCCGAACGAACACGGCGGCGCCAGCCCCACGCCAAGTCCGGCAGTGCCGCGCCAGGAGATGCGCAAGCCCATGCGAGACGAAGACCCGCGCGACGCGGCGGCAAAGCGCACCGCCGAAATCTTGGGCCACCTCAACGGTGACCTTGGCGACGCCGCCAACGAGTTCTACTTCGACATCAGCATCATTCCCGATGGCTGGACGTACGAGTGGAAACGGCACACCGTTTTCAACAAGGAAGACCCGGGCTATACGGTGCAGCTTCGCCGCACTGGTTGGGAGCCCGTCACCGCGGGGCGCCACCCCGACATGATGCCCATCGGCACGCCGCCGGACGCCCCCATCGAGCGCAAGGGGCAGATGCTCATGCAGCGCCCGCAGGAGATCACCGACCGCGTGATGAAGATCGACAGCCAGCGCGCTCGCGATCAGGTCCGCGTCAAGGAAGCGCAACTGAACGCGGCCCCGGATGGCCAGTTCAGCCGCACCGAAGACGCGCGCACCAAGCCGGTCGTCAGGAAGTCGTACGAGGCGATGCCGGTCCCAAAAGAGTAGGCACGGTATTCGTACGCTCGGCGAAGGGGCCGCACATTTTTCGTGCGGCCCCTTTCTTTTTGTTGCATTTAGGAAATGTCGTTTCTACCGTGACATTAGCTCCCCTCGGTGGGGAGCCTGACTTCAACCGGCCCCTAGTTGCTCGGTGCAATGACGGTGCCTCCTAGTAAGGAGAGCTTCCGTTATGGCGAATAGCAATTCCCCTTTCGGATTCATGCAGTATTACGGCGGTGCAGGTGGCGCGCCCACGTTCGCGCAGAGCACCTACCGCATCGCTTCCGGCAACTCGACCGCGATCTACTTCGGTGACGCAGTCGTGCCGGTCACCGGCACCCCCACCGGCCTGATTACCCAGGCGACGGCGAGCACTGTCGTGATCACCGGCATCTTCGTCGGCTGCAAGTACCTGTCGACCTCGCAGAAGCGCCCCGTGTGGGGGCGCTACTGGCCGGGCGCGGATGCTACTGGCGACGTCGAAGCCTACGTGATCGACGACCCCAACGCTCGCTTCGTTGTCATGGGCGGCGGTACCACGTTCAACGCCACCGGCACCCTGTCGGCGATGACGGCCTCTCCGATTGGCCAGTACGCGCAGCTTAACGTCGGCACGGGCAACGCTGCCACTGGCGCGAGCGGCATGTACATCGACACGAAGGGCACCACCGTCACGTACCCGTTCATCGTCACCGGCCTGATCACCGATCCTCCGGGCGCCGTCGGCTCCGACCCGTTCACCGCGTACAACTGGGTCATCGTCGGCTTCAACAACCAGATCAACCGCACCAACGGTGCGGGCCCGACTGGCATCTCCTAAGGAGTAGGGAACCATGGCAATCAATCTTTCCCAGATCAAAGACCTGCTCCTCCCCGGCCTCCGTGGGGTTGAGGGCAAGTACGAGATGATCCCGTCGCAGTACGACAAAATCTTCACCAAGCACATGTCGGGCATGGCCCTCGAGCGCACCGCAGAAATGCGGTACCTGGGCCTTGCGCAGTTGAAGACCGAGGGCGGTCAGACTGCGTTCGACTCCGGCGCTGGTGAGCGTTTCGTCTACAACCAGGAGCACACGGAAATCGCCCTTGGCTACGCGATCACTCGCAAGGCCATCGACGACAACCTCTACAAGACGCAGTTCCACCCGTCGAACCTTGGCCTGATCGAGTCGTTCGGTCAGACGAAGGAAATCTACGGCGCGAACATCCTGAACACGGCGACCACGTACAACGCCAACTTCGGCGGCGACGGTAAGGCGCTGTGCGCGACCGACCACCCCATCGACGGCACCACCGTCGCGAACAAGCCGACCGTCCAGGCCGACTTGAACGAAGCCTCGCTGCTGAACGGCATGATCGCCGTCCGCACGAACTTCAAGGATCAGGCTGGCCTGAAGGTCTTCGCCCGTGCCCGCAAGCTGATCATCGCCCCGCAGAACGAACCGGTCGCCATCCGTCTGGTCAAGACGGAACTGCGCCCCGGCACCGCCGACAACGACGTCAACGCCATCATGATGACTTCGGGTGGTCTGCCCGAGTCGTATATGGTGAACGACTTCCTGACCTCGGCGTTCCCGTGGTTCCTGCTCACGAACATCGACGGGCTCTCCTACATGGAGCGCGTGAAGTTCGAGACGGACATGCAGGTCGACTTCGTCACCGACAACCTGTTGGTCAAGGGCTATGAGCGGTACTCGTTCGGGTACTACAACTGGCGTGCGATCTACGGCTCGTTCCCGACCTCGTAAGCAGGAGCCAGAAACATGGGCACCACTCATCTCTCTGGTCTGAACGTCGCTGGTGTCCCTACCATGGGCATCAGCGACCTTCCGATCTCCGACAACACGCTGTTCGTTGACTCGGTCAACGGCAGCGACGGCAATACCGGCGCGTTCGACTCGCCGCTCGCCACGACCGCCGCTGCGCTTCTGAAGTGCACGGCGAATAGCGGCGACGTCATCGCGTTCATGCCGGGCCACGCTGAAACGATCAGCGGGGCCGCGGGCATCACGATCAACGTCGCTGGCGTGTCGCTCATCGGCCTCGGGAACGCAGCCAACCGCGCCACGTTCACCTTCGCCACCAGCACTGCGGCGACGATGACCTTCACCGCGGCGAACTGCCGCATGTCGAACGTCAACGCTACGACCAGCATCGATCAGGTCGTCAGCCCGTTCGTCGTCTCTGCCGCTGGCGTCACCTTGGGCGACGTCCTCTACGGCCCGGTTGTTTGGGCCGACGGCTCCGCGGTCCTCGAAGCGGTTCGTCCGATCCTGACCACCGCGGCGGCGAACAACTTCTCGGCCAATCTGATCGTCAACGGCTTCACCGCAGGCACGCACGCCGTCAACGGTATCCGCTTGGTCGGCGGCAGCAACGCGCGCATCAACATCGACTACTACGGCAAGGCGAGCACGGCGGTTATCGAGTTCGCGACCACCGCGACCAAGAACACCGAGATCACCGGCAACTTCTACGTCTCCGGCACGACCGACCTGTCGAAGAACGTGGTCGACACGATCACCGGCTCGACCTGGGGTGTTCAGGGTTGGGACGCTGCCGCGGGCTCCGGCTTCTCCGGCGGCTCCGGTCAGGCCGTGGCCTCGGACGACGTGTCCACCATCGCCGCCAACATGACCGTCCCGTCCGCAGACGCGACCGCCAACGTCTTGGAACGCGACGTCATCGGCAACAAGACTGACGCCTCGGTCTACTTCCCGGCGACCACCAAGTCCGTCGAGGCCTACGCAAAGGGCGCGGCTGACCTGCAGGAACAGACGGTCGTTTCCGCCACCGCTGTCATGGTGACCGGCAGCACGATCTTTACCGTAACCGGCGGGCCGATCCAGCTTCTGTCGCTGGTGTCTGAGTGCGTGACCACGAACGACGGCACTGCCTCCACCTTGCAGTATCGCTCCGCGCCTACCGTTGGCTCGGCAACGACGTTCTCTGCCGCCTCGGCCTCCCTGGCCTCTGTGGCGGCTGGCGCGTCGGTTGTGTTGCAGGGGCTCACCCTCGCTACGGCACCGATTGTCAATGCCAGCGGCGCTGGCATCTTCGGTGTCGGCAACTCCGGGATTTACGTCCCGGCTGGCACGATCACAATCGTGATCGCCGTCGGCTCTACCACCGGTACGTGGCGCCATCTGCTGCGCTACCGTCCGCTCGCCAAGTCCGTTTCCGTCGCTTAACCCTGAACACTGGAGAGTACCACCATGGCACGTAACACGAAGGCCGAAGGCGGTCCCGCTTCCGGCGACAAGGATTGGGAAGCGGACGAGAAGACCAAGCCGGAGCGCCGCGTCAACGCCGACAAGATCGAGGGCGCCGCAGAAGAGCTCAAGCGTGGCGGTCGCACGAAGAAGAACGTCGGCGGCGTAGCTGGCGCCTCGAAGTCGAATGCCGGTCGCACGCCGCGCAAGTCCGGCGGGCGCGCGGGCGCCGACAAGAGCCCGTTCTCGTCCGCTCGCTCGGGTACGCCCGCCAAGGGTCGCTCGGTCGGCTAACTGCTGAATAAAGACGGGGGCTCCGGCCCCCGTCTTCCTCTTCTGATGGTGAAGCCAACATGATTTCTGCGACCCTCCCCGTCTCCTTTGCGACCGCAACGACCAACGGCATCAGCACGAGCCAGACGCCCGCGGGTGCTGGCAATCTCACGATCACTGGCTCCCTTGCCTCTGGCGGCGTAGCAACGCTCACGCCATTGACCGGCATGCAGGAGCGCCAAGTTCTCATCTCGTGCGCCGGTAACGACACCGCGCGCACGTTCACCGTGTACGGCACGAACGGCCAGGGCCTGTCGATCAGCGAAGCTGTTGCTGGTAGCAACGGCAGCACGTCCGTCACGACCAGCTATTTCCAGACCGTTACGCGCGTCGCCGTCGACGCCGCCACCGCGGGGGCAGTGACCGTCGGCACCAACGGCGTCGGCGCGAGCCAGCCGTGGGTCCCGGACAACTGGAGCAATCCGATCAGCATCTCCCTGGCGTTTGAAGTCAGTGGCACCATCAACTGCTCCATCCAGCACACCTACGACGACGTGTACATCTCGACCGGCTATGGCGCGCTGACTTGGTTTGACCACGTTGCCAACAGGTCGACGAACATCGACTCGACCATTACCTCCCCAGTAACTGCTGTGCGCCTGAAGCAGAACAGCTTCACGAACCCCGGCTCCGCCAACCTCGTAGTCGTCCAGGCCGGGCCTCTTTAATAGCCCAAGATCGTAGCGATTGCTGTAGGCTCCGAGCGGACGCGCCGTCACGTTAGGATCAGCAAATGACAACTAGCGGCACCTACACGTTTGCCCCGTCGCTCGGCGAGCTAGTCTTGCACGCCTACGGCATCATCGGCCTCCGCGGCACGTCGCTGATGCAGGAACACTACCAAGACGCGCGCATGGCGACGAACCTGATGCTCGCCACCTGGGGAAACCAGGGCGTGAACCTGTGGGCCGTCGACCTCGTCACCGTGCCGCTTGTCGCGTCGCAAGCGACGTACGACGTCGGTGCCAACACCGTGGTGATCCTCGACGCCTACATGCAGATCAATGACGGCGTGTCCGACCCAATCGACCGTATCATCCTGCCTGTCAGCCGCACGGAGTACGCGTCCTACCCGAACAAGGCGCAAGAGGGCTTCACGACCACGTTCTGGTTCGACCGCCTGATCGCGCCGACGGTGACCTTGTGGCCGGTACCGGACGGCACGAGCGCGCAGTACCTCAAGTATTACCGCGTGCGCCGCATCCAAGACTCGAATCTCGCAAACGGCGAGAACGTCGAAATCCCGTACCTGTGGCTCGAGGCATTCGCCGACGGGCTCGCCTACCGGCTGGCCAAAATCTGGAAGCCGGAGATGGCCGCGGCGCTGAAGCTCGTCGCCAAGGAAACCTACGACATCGCTGCCACGCAGAATACGGAGACGTCGAACTTCTACGTGATCCCGATGCTCAGTGGGTACTACCGGTAATGGCCTACGCGTCCCGCTCAGGCCGCGCGCGCACGAACGCCAGCGCGCCAGAGGCGCATGCGATCTGCGACCGTTGTTCGTTTAGGTTCAACCACGTCGACCTGCAGTGGCAGTTCGATTGGGCTGGCCCCTCGCTGATCAACAAGCGCCTGCTGGTTTGCCGCAAGTGCCTGGACATCCCGCAGGAGCAGTTGCGCGCGATCATCATTCCGGCAGACCCGGTTCCGATCCAGAACCCGCGCATCGAATACTTCGCGCAGTATGAGACCGACCGACGCACGACGTCCGACGGCAGCATCCGCGTGACCGAAGACAGCAACCCGCGCGTGCAGCAGCAGACCGGCGAGCCTCCTGGCGGCATCAATACTCAGCCGGGCACCGATCCGAACGCCCCTGGTGACAGCGACCCTGGTTTGCCGTATGGGACAACTGAAGTGCCTAAGACGGGATCGTTGACCTAATGGCGAACATTCAAATCCCGAACATGACGCCCGCCATCGCTCTCGGTGGTACCGAGCAGCAAGAGGCTGTCCAAGCTGGCGCGACCGTGCGCGTCACCATCGACCAGATCGCGCAGTACACCTACACCCGATATCCGGCGTACCTGAGCGCAACGTCGCCAATCGTCGTCACCGGAACTCCGACTACCGGGGCCACCATCAGCCTTGACACCGTCACCGTGGCATACGGCGGTACTGGAGCGACCAGCCTGACGCTGAACGGCGTCTTGTACGGAAAAGGCACATCTGCCGTCGGTGCCGTCGCCGCGGGGACCACGGGGCAGGTTCTGACCGCCACTACCGGGGCCGCGCCGACGTGGCAAGCATTAGCCGCAACCGTAACCACCATTGGTTTCGGCACAACCGGCCTGACGCCGTCCGCGGCGACGTCCGGCGCTGTAACGGTCGCTGGCGTCCTGGTCGGCGCCAACGGCGGTACGGGCGTAGCAAACACCGGCAAGACGATTACGCTCGGCGGCAACGTGGTCACGGGCGAAGCGTTGACATTCAGCGGCGCGTTTGCCGCGACCTTCACCCTGTCCAACACGACGACAGTCACGTTCCCGGTAACCGGCACCCTGGCGACGCTGGCTGGCGCCGAGTCGCTGACCAACAAGAAGCTCGGGAGCCTGACTACCAACGGTGTCGTTTACACGTCCGGAGGCGACGGTACGCTGAACAGTGAAGCCGCGCTCAGTGTGGCGCGCGGCGGCACGAACATCTCCTCGTACGCGGTCGGTGACCTGCTATATGCGAGCGCGTCGGGCGTACTGTCGAAACTCGCGGATGTCGCCACCGGCAGCGTGCTCACATCCGGCGGCGTCGGTGTGGCCCCCGCGTGGTCGGCGGCAACGGGCGTGGCGGTTACGTCGATCTCATTCGGCACCACAGGGCTGACGCCAGCGGCGGTTACGCAGGGAGCGGTTACGGTCGCTGGAATCCTCGTCGGCGCGAACGGCGGTACCAGCAATGGGTTCTTCGCAGTCTCGGGCCCATCCGCATCGCTCAAGACGTTCACGTTCCCCAATGCCAACGCTACCGTCCTGACGGACAATGCCGCGGTAACTGTCGCGCAGGGCGGCACGGGCCTGCAGACACTCACTACCGGCAACCTTTTGGTCGGCGCGGGCACCGGCAACGTCACGTTCATGGCGCCCAGCACGGCTGGCAACCACCTGACGTCGACCGGTTCCGTATTCCAGAGCGTGGCGCAGACAGGCGGCGTGCTCTGGAGCGCGATCTCCAACGGCGCAACCAACGCTGTCGCCGGTATCGGCTATCAAGTGAACACAACGTCCGGGACGGCAACGGTAACCTTGCCCGCGTCCCCGGCTGGCGGCGACTTCATCGCGTTCTGCGATGCGGTTGGCCTGTTCGCTACCAACGCTCTGACCGTGGCGCGCAACGGAAAAACTATTCAAGGCTCTGCGACTGATCTAACGTGCAACGTGAACGGTCAGAGCTTCGGGCTCGTGTTCAAGAGTTCGACAAATGACTGGAGGGTCGTCCAAATATGACAGTTCTTTCTGATGTGCAGTTGGGTACTCTCGGGCTTGTCGCGATTGGTACGTCGGGGACGAAAATCCCCACGCTCAACGCCGCGAATACGTGGGGTGGTCTTCAGACTTTCTCCGCGGGGATAGCCTTCGCGAACGAAACGCTGTCGACTTACGACGAGGTGACATTTACGCCGTCGATTGGGGCAACCGGGACGAACGGAACGCATACCTATTCGTCGCAGACTGGGCGCGCGATCAAGGTTGGGAAAAGCGTGATGTTCGCGTTCAACATTGTGCTGACCGCCAAGGACGCGACAATTTCGGGGAACCTAAAGGTCCGTGGTCTGCCGTTTACGGAAGTGAACGCGGACCCTTCGGGGGCGGCCGTCGTCAGCGCCTGGAAATTCGACCTATCGGCTGGATACACCTACGTCGGAACCTCATTCGACAACACCGGCACGGCGTTCGGGCTCTACGAGTGCGGCGATAACGTCTCATATCAGAACCTCATCGCTACCAGCTTGCTCGCGACAACTACCTGCTACGGCTTCGGCTACTACGAAGCGGCATCATAGAGAGGACTGGCCCAGTGGCTCTTGAAGAACGAATCATCATTACCGGCCCGCACGTACAGTATTCCCCAGCGGGGAAAATCCTGCCGGTCGCAACCGTGGAGATTGTGAAAGCGATCTTTGACGGCACCGTTCAAAGGGGCAAAGGCCAACGCCACGTCGGGCTCATCGTGATCCAGGCCGATGGGACTTGGGCTTTTGATCCCCACCCGGTAGATGCGGAAACCAATCAACCCTACGAGTTCACCGCCGCACAGACCTCAGCGTTCAACGCGCTGCTCGATACGTATGAAGTCGGCTATGGGGTGGAGGACCATGCGTTCGAGGATGGGGCGATCAGTGTGCGGTACGTTCGCACCGAATCGGGCACGTTCTCCCGCGTAGTCGTTGGGCCGTGAGCGGCCTCACGTTTGGCGACGCGGACATTGAGGCCGCGCTTGTCGCTGCGGAGGCCAAGACCCAAGCCTTGATCGCCGCGCTCGCCGCGCATCAGGGAATCATGGACTACGTAACGACCGACGGAACAGCCGTGCGCAGCGAGAGGGTCGGCGATCTGTACGAACAAAAGATCACCCAGGCCTAGCGCATGGCGGTCAAGAAACCAAATCTGCTCGCCCTTCTGACGCCGACGAATGTTCTTTTGGCGGCGCTGATCGGCACCATTTCATGGATCGGCGCGAGCCAAGCTGAGTCGATCAAGTTTCTGCAGACAGGTGTCAACCAAGCCTTGACGCAGGGGGCCGCGCTCATGGAGCGTGTAAACGGCTTGATGCGAGAGCAGGGCGACCGAAAGTCAGAAATCGTCCAGATCAACCAGCGCATCGACAAGCTCATGGAGAAGATGTGACCACTGGCCTGACGTACGCCCAATACGTCACTCAGATCGCGACGCTTGCCGTCGTCGAGCCGACCAATGCTGACTTCGTCGCGATCCTCCCGCAGATGATCACGTACGCCGAGAACCGCATCTGCCGCGACATCGACTTCCTGTTCACCTCGACATCGATCTCGACCTACGCCCTGACCGCGGGAAGTCGGCAACTGACATTCCCCGAAGGCACATTTGTCGTGACCGAGCAGATGAACATCATTACCCCGTCGGCCACTACCAACCCAGACCTTGGCGCGCGCAACCCGTGCTTGCCGGTCACAAAGGAATTTCTCGACGCCGTCTACGGCAACCCGTCCGTCACGTACCGCGGCGTCCCGCGGTACTTTGCCCCGTTCAACGACAACCTGATCCTGTTTGGCCCATTCCCCGATGCGGCGTACACGGTAGAAATGGTCGGCACGTACCGTCCGGCCAGCCTGTCGGCAGCGAACACGGCCACGTTCATCTCGACGTATCTGCCGGACCTGATGATCATGGCCTCGATGATTTACGCGTCTGGCTTCCAGCGCAACTTCGGGCGCCAGAATGATGACCCGCAGATGGCTGTGTCGTACGAGAGCCAGTACAAGGCGCTGTTGCAGGGCGCCATTGTCGAAGAGGCGCGCAAGAAGTACGAGTCGTCCGGCTGGACATCGCAATCTCCGGCGCCTGTCGCGACGCCGTCGCGTGGGTAGCCCATGGCACATGCGGCTTTCAAGCTTGTCACGGGCGTCGACCAGAACCGGACGCCCGCTCTAAACGAAGCTGCGATCTCCACGTCGCAGTTGATCCGCTTCGTGCCGGACAAGTCCGGCATCGGGCTCGTGCAGAAACTCGGTGGCTGGACGAAGTTCTACGCGAACACCATCGGCTCGACTATCCGCGCTCTGTGGGCTTGGGCAGATTTGAACTCGAACAACTGGCTCGCCGTCGGCGCCGAGTCTTCGCTCAATGTTCTTCTGGACGGCGCGCAATACAACATCACGCCGCACACGTTTACCGACAACGTAGCTATCGACGTGTCGACCGTGATCAACACCAGTACGGTCACCATCAAGGATACCGGGAGCAACATCACGTCGTACGATAGCGTCTACATCCAGACGCAGATCGCTATCGGTGGCCTGATCTTGTTTGGCACGTACGCGACGACGGCGATCAGCGCCGACACGTACTCGATCCAGGCGGTAGACAGTCTCGGCGCCCCCGCACTCGCGACCGCGACGGTCAACAACGCTGGCACTATCCCGGCGTTCACGACAACGCTGAACTCCGCCATCGTCACCGTAACGCTGGCCGCGCACCTATACCTGACCGGGGACACATTCCCCGTGCTGATTTCCACGTCCGTCGGCGGGTTGACGATCTACGGGAACTACGTCGTCACTTCGGTCCCGACTGCGAACACGTTCACCATCCAGGCGCAGAACCGCGCGTCGTCCGCAACGACCGTCACAATGAACTCTACGCAGGCGCGCTACTACTACTACGTCGGCTACGGGCCTGCGGCTGTGGGCGGCGGTTACGGTCGCGGCGGCTACGGGCGCGGCGGGTACGGCGGATACGGCGGTGCGTCTCCGGCCATCCCGGGGACGCCGATCACCGCCGTCGATTGGACGCTGGCAAATTGGGGCGAGACGCTTATCGCCAACCCGTACAACGGCCCGATCTACTACTGGAGCCCTGCGGCGAATACTGACAACGCGTCCGTCATCACCAACGCTCCCGCAGTGAACAACGGCATGTTCATCGCCATGCCGCAGCGCCAGATCATCGCCTGGGGGTCGACGTTCACCGGCCTGAACGATCCTCTGCTTGTCCGCTGGTGCGACGTCGACGACTACACGGCCTGGATTGCATCGCCGACCAATCAGGCGGGCTCTTACCGCATCCCGAAGGGCTCCATGATCGTTGCCGGGCTGCAGGGCCCGCAGCAGGGCCTGCTCTGGACCGACGTAGCTCTCTGGTCGATGCAGTACACCGCTGCCGCTCTGGCGGGCGTGCAGCTTGTCTATGGCTTCAATGAGATCGGCACGGGGTGCGGCCTCATCGGGCGCAAGGCCGCTGGCGTGCTGCACGACTCTACCTACTGGATGAGTCAGTCGCAGTTCTTCAAATACTCCGGCGCTGGCGTTCAGCCGATCCACTGCCCGATTTGGGACGTAATCTTCCAAGACATCGACACGGACTATGTCGACAACATCCGCGTGGCGCCGAACAGCCGCTTCAACGAGTTCGCATGGTTCTACCCGACCGTCGGCAGCAGCGGGGTCCCGACCAAGTACGTCAAGTACAACACCGTCCTAGACGCGTGGGACTTTGGCACCCTGACGCGCACGGCGTGGATTGACCAGTCGGTCTTAGGTGCTCCTATCGGAGCCGGGTCGACGCAGTACATCTACCAGCATGAGACGTCGAATGATGCCGACGGCGAGGCGATGGTGTCGAACTTTACAACCGGCTTCTTCGTCACGGATGAAGCGGACATCAAGGTTTTCGTCGATCAGGTATGGCCCGACATGAAATGGGGCCTGTACGACGGAGCACAGAGCGCCAACGTGCTCCTGACGTTCAACGTCGCCGACTACCCAGGAACAGCGCCGGTCACCAAGGGCCCGTTCACGCTGACGCAGGCCACGACGTACATCACGCCGCGCTTCCGTGGGCGACTCGTGTCGGTGACTATCGGCAGCAGCGACATCGGGTCGTTCTGGCGCATCGGCAACATGCGCTACCGCGGGCAACCGGACGGGAAATACTAATGGCCTCTCTTGACGATATCCTGACGACGCAGAAGAACGGCGTTCTGTCGATCAACGGCCTCGGCCAGCTTTTCCGCGGCTACATCGGAACGGTCACGTCGGTAACCGTGGCGGCGTCGACGCTGATCGTCGTCGGCTCCGGTCGCTTGGTGAACTTCTCGATCACCGTCGTCGGCACGACCAACGGGTTCATCCACAACAGCCTGACGGTCGCGGGGGCCACCGCGGCGAATGCGCTGTGCGCAGTGCCCATGCCGAGCACGACCGCCGATCACCCGTACCCGGGGATTGGCGTATTCCCGGTGAATGCTGTATTCGACAAAGGATTGGTGATTGTTCCTGGCACGGGTCAAAAACTCAATGTCACTTACTCGCTGATCTAGCATGACAACGAACCGCGGAGCCAGCCAGGACGCTTTGCGCATTGCCCGCGCCGAAGGCGGCGCCGTCACCAAGACCCATGCCGGTGCCATCCATAGCCCCGTCTCCGGGCGCACGGACCATTTGCCCACGCACGTTGCGAGCGGATCGTACGTCATCCCTGCCGATATCATTTCTGCGATGGGCGAGGGGAATACGATGGCTGGCTTCAAGGTCGCCGACCGCATGTTCCCGGGGCCGACCGGCGCGATCCCGATGAACGGTAGCTCCGTCCCCGTCGTTGTCGCTGGCGGGGAGTACGTCATCCACCCGGACACGATTGCGTCCAAGTGGGGCTCGCTCGACGACGGGCACCGGACGCTCGATGAATTCGTCAAGCAGATGCGCGCAAAAACAGTGAAAACGCTCCAGGCTCTGCCTGGGCCAAAAAGGGATTGAACATGGATGAAAACTTGAAGGTCTACGTTGGCGGCACCAGTGACGTCGACGCCGTCATGGAGCTTGCTATCGCCGCAAGCAAGGAGAACGGGTTCGTCAACCCGAACCCGTTGCGACTGCTCGGAGAAATCTGGCCCGCGCTCGCGCGTGACCACGGCATCGTCGGCCTGATCGGCGCCGACCGCAAGAAGCTCGAGGGGCTCGTTCTCCTGCGCATCGGCAAGCTCTGGTACTCGGACGACGACATCCTCGAGGAGAAGGCCATCTTCATCCACCCGGACTTCCGCAGTGCAAAGGGCGGTCGCGCCCGCCGCCTGTGCGAGTTCAGCAAAAAGGTGGCAGACAACTTGGAAATCCCCCTGATCATCGGCGTCCTGAGCAACGACAGGACCGAAGGCAAAATCAGGATGTACGAGCGGCAATTTGGTAGGCCTAGCGGGGCGTTTTTCCTGTATAGAGCGAAGACTGGTTTCCTGAGGGAAGAAACGCATGAGCGGCAAAACTAGCACCAGTACCAGCGGCGTATCGATCCCGAAGGAAGTTCTGGCTCGGTACAATGCTGTCAACACGCAGGCGCAGAGCGTAGCGCAGCAGCCGTTCACGCAGTACAGCCAAGACCCGAACGCCTTCGTCGCGCCGCTGAATGAGACGCAGGCAGCGGGCATCAACGCGGTCAACGCCAACGCTGGCTCCCCCGACCCATACTTCCAGGGCGCCACGCAGACGCTGACCGGCGGCGCGCAGGCGGCGATGCCCCTGTACGAGCAGGCCACTGGCCTCGCTGGCGAGGGCGGACAAGCTGTCGCGCCGGGCGAACTCGACATCGGCAAATACCAGAATCCGTATATCGACAGCGTCGTCAATAGCACGCTCGCGAACCAGCGCCAGCAACAGGCGGAGGAGCGGCAGGGGCTCACCAGCAACGCAATTACCTCCGGCGCTTTCGGCGGCGACCGCGTCGGCTTGGCGCGCGCCAACATGGCGAAGCAGCAGAACATGGCGACGGCGCAGACCGAAGCCGGGCTGCGCAGCGAAGCATTCAACACCGGCCTCGGCGCGGCACAGCAGCAGCAGGGCGTCAGCTTGGCCGCAGAGCAGGCGAACCGCGCCGCCAAGGCAGCGGAAGCCGGTCAGGTCCAGGGCATCGGCAAAGACATCTACAGCATCGGCTCCGGCGTCAGCCAGGGATTGGCCGGGTTGGGCGCCGGGCAGCAACAGGCGGCTCTCACCGGGGCGCAGGCGCAGCTTTCCGCGGGCACCGCGCAGCAGCAGACGGAGCAGGCTGGCAAGTCGGCCATGTACAACCAGTTCCTGCAGCAGCAGGGCTACCCGTTCCAGACGACGCAATTCTTGGCGAACATCGCCGAGGGCACCGGCGCTTTGTCCGGCTCGAACACGTCGCAGACGCAGCCGTCTTCGTTCTTCTCGGATGAGCGGCTCAAGGAAGACATCGAGCCCATCGGCGAGACCTACGACGGCCAGAAAATCTACAAGTACCGCTACAAGGGCCAAGAGGGGAAGCAGATCGGTCTTGTCGCTCAGGACGTTGAGCGCAAGCACCCGGACGCCGTCGGCTCTTCGCAGGGCTTCAAGACGGTCGATTACGACGCCGCGACGAAAGATTCGGCCAGCATGGGCGGCGGCGTGACCGCGGGGCGCGCCGGTCAGGCGTTCGCGGCTGGTGGGGCAGCGGAAGACGACGGCATGGCGCAGGTCATGGCGATCCTGACGCAGCACCGTCAGCAGTACCCGTACGGCAACACCGGCCTGTACGGCATCCCCGACACCGAGAAGTATGGGCCGTTCAAGACGGTGCTCGACACCACCCGTCGCAGCGGGCCGAAGCCAGAGCCTGCCGAGCGGCACCCGTTGAATTACGTCATCAATCTTCCTGACATCAAGGACAATGCCCAATACGCGCGCGGCGGGCGCGCCGGTCTTGCTACCGGCGGGAGTGCCAGCGACGATTACTTCGAGCGCGTCCTGGCTATGCAGCGCGCCATGTACGGCAACTCGGAGCCGAAGGGCGGCGTCAGCTACAGCATCCCGCAGAGCGCGCCTCCGCAGCGCCAGCTTTTGCGCCCGGAGCGCATCGAAGACCCGAGCCGGACCACCGGCAGCGACATTTCGTCCGCGGCGAGCACCGGCAAGAACATCGCCGATCTGTGGAGCCTCGGCAAAGCCTTCTTCGCCGACGGCGGCGTCGCGGGGCGCGGCAGGTTCGCCGACGGCGGGGTGCCGGACAGTTGGGTAGGGCCGCGGCTCCCGGATGACCGGCTGACCGATGCAGAGCTCGCTGCACAGAACGAGGCCCGCATTGCTGGATTTGATGCTGGCAACCGCTTGCCGCGCGAACTGCGCAACCCTGGCGTAAACGTACCCGTGCCTGCAGCCGATCAAGCCGCTGCGGCTATCGCGCAGTCGACGTCACTGCCTGGGTACGCTCGCGTTACCCCTAATGGTATCCTCCGCCCTAGCTCCCAGGTAACCCCTGGCATCGGCGGAGGCGCGCAGCCGGTATCGTTTAGCACGCAAGCAAAGCGCCCTCCTGGCACCGGCCTTCTCGCTCCTGGGGCGTGGGGCGCTGCCACAGCAAACGGCGACATCGCCCGTCGCCCTGACGCAGATGCCGAAACGCGCACACGCCTGAATATCGGACTCGACGCGGCCAATGCTGGCGTTGAATGGGGCATGCGTAAAGTCTGGAATGGCGCAAAGGGCGTGTATGAATGGGTCAATGGCGTGCCGCCGAGCTTCGTAGATACCCTCAGCCCGGATACTCCGGTCCACCCTGGGCCGAGGCGCGAACCTCGCGCCTTCAACGACACATTCTTGCCGGAAGGCGGAGAGCCTGTAGTCCTAACCGACGAACAAAAGGCAGGCATGGCTGACATCGCAGCGCAGCGCGCTGCCGACAACGCGGGCCCGCTCGATGCGCAATTCCGCGCGCAGCAAGACGCCGTCGCGCAAAATAATGTCGGGTATGCTCCGCGCACCGACGCCACGCCAAGCCCCGCAGTAACGGTCCCTGGCGGCTTGGGGGGCGCGGCTACTCCGGGCGGCGCCACGCCGACCGCAGTTACCGGCGGCGTAGCGCCCGCTGTCGACACCGATATGACGCAGGCCGTCGCCGCGGGGGCACCTACGGCGCAGCCCGGCTCACCGGCACCGGTTGCTACTGTTCCGCCTCCGGTCGCCCCTAGTGTCGCGAGCGGAGCATCGTCCGGTTCCGGCTCCGCCCCCGCGGGGCTCAAGCCGCTTAACGTCTCTGTCGAGTCGCCGACTGCGCAAGCCCAAGGCCTCGCCGCCGCCGCCCGCGCCAAGGCAAATGAACCGCCGCCGCCTCCGCCGAAGATGTCCATGGAAAGCTGGCTCGTGCCTCTCCTGTCTGGCCTCGGCGCCATGGCAAGCTCGCCGAGCCGCTACCTCGGCGCAGCGATCCTGCAGGGTGCTGCGGGCGCCGCCACTGGCTACGAGACGGTGCAGAAGAACATCACGGATCGCTCGAAGACGATGTCCGACATCGCGCAGAATGCGCAGAACTCAGACATGGGGACCGTCATTGCCTACGGTAAGGACGGACAGGCGGTGATGCTGCGCCAAGACCAATATTTCGCGGCGCCCAAAGGGACGTACTCTCTAACCCCACCCGGTTCTCGTGGCGCGGGTGCCGCCGCGGTGGCGGCGCCTCAAGTGACCGCGGCGGCCCAGCCGAGCGCGGCTGCCGCTGTTCCCGGCGCTGCCCCAGCCGCGGAAGGCGCCGCCCCAACTGCGGGCGCTGCCGCTGCCGCTGCGGCGGTGCCGCCAATGGCGTCGCTCCGAGCCCTATCGAGCGACACAGAAAAGCTAATCGACGCCGACATCGACGAGATGCTTAAGCAGCCTGCGGCGTACACGCGACCGCAAGTTTTTGACACCCCGACCCACACCGCCGCACTGACCGCTGCGGCAGCAGATGGGCGCGCGGCGTCATTCGTGCGCGGGCCCACGATGAACCTACTCGCTGCGTTGGATGCAGAGCCTATTGGCGGCTCGCTCGCAGAGAATCTTGCCCCCGCAGCCAAGATGGCGTCGAGCTTGCTAGACGCCCTTGGCGTCCCGCACAGTGTCTTGAGTAGCCCGCACGACCTAACCAAATACCAAGAGGAAATCCAAAAGGCCACGGCGCAGTTGGGGACGGGAGAAGTGGCAAAGAGCGTAGAGGCTCTTGTGACCAAGCTCGGCTCTATGCCGAGCGGCGCAACGAGTAAGGCCGCGCTTCCAATCCTTGGCGCGTCTGTGCAGGTAAATATGCAAAGACTGCTTGATAAGCAGCAGTTTGCCGCGTTGTGGCAACAGAGGGCGGCTGCAAAAAACTCTGGCCTAGCCCAATATTCCGGGCAGCGGATGGACACTGAGTTCGACCGCGTATACGCGGCTCGGTACGCCAAGGAGCAAGAGGAGCTAGCTAAAATGTACGGTGGCCATATCGCTGGCCAACCGGCCATCGATTACCTGACGAAAAACGCCGCCAAATTGAGTCCGGGGCTAAAGCAATTCGTCATCACCACGTACGGCGGCGGCGATGAGGATTTCTTGCGTTATTTCGGGGTCAAGTAAATGGCTGAGCCGATGAATGTTGACGCAAACGGAAACCCCGTAAGCGGTGGCGCTACGTCAGCGCCCGCGGACGGCGCGGCGCGCCAGACGCGCCTAAATGTTACCGCGGACGGCGTGCCTATCCCAGACGTTCCCGACGTAGCGCCCGTGCGCCACACCGCGCCCGTGCCGGACAAAGAAAGGACCATGTCCGAAGTCGGCGCTCGGGCCAAGGAGACGTACAAGCAGGACGCAGCCGATACGCGGGCTGAGTACGGATACTTGGCGCGTCATCCGGTCGACACAGCGAAGGCTGTCGGTCAGTTCGGCGTCGACTTGGCCAAAGGGGTGGCCTCCAAAGGTGTGGGGGCCATTGGCGTCAAGCAAGACCCGCAGGCGAAGGCTGCCGCAGAGGGCGTGCTGAACGCCCTCATCGATAGCCCGCACCCGTGGCTCAAAGCATTGACCGGGGATACGAAAGACCTGAAGAACGAACTTGCCGAGCGCCCTGTCCACGCGCTCCTCGACGTCGCGTCGATGCTCCCCGTCGTTGGGCAGGTTGGTAAGGGGATAAAGACTGTCGGGGAAGTTTCCAAAATCCCCGGGCTCGCGCGTGCCGCGAGCGCAGTAACGAAAGCATCTGAACTTGCCAACCCGGCTAACCTTGCCGCGAAGGTAGCCGGTAAGGTTGGTGAGGCGGCGATGTATGTGCCGCGCACCGCGGCGTGGGTAGCGAGCGGCGTACCGGTCAAAGTGCAGAAGACAATCTCATCCGTCGCCCGCGGCACAAAAGCCCAGAAGGCCGCGTTCGCCGTTTCCAATTCAGGCGACGCTAGGCCGCTATTCAACGCAGCGTTGGGCGCGTACAACGACATCATCAACAAAAACGTAGCCACGCATGAGGCGAAGATCGCTGCGATGGGTGCTGGCGCGCCGAAGATGGATTGGGGCACGATCCAACAGGAAGTGAACGACGCCCGCGTGAGCTACTCCGCGCACGGCCCGCGCACGCTCGAGTACGAGGAAGAGCACAAGGCCCTGGACAAGATCGAGGCGCTGATCGCTTCAAAGGTCGCATACCAAAACCGATATCGCATCGCCCCTACTTTTCTTGACTTCAACAAAATCAAGGAAACTATCAAAGACATCGGCCATCTGGACACCGGCAGTAAGAACCCGGCTGCGATGCGCATATACCACAAGATCAATAGCGAGCTTGAGTCTAAGCACCCGGACTACATGACCGAGATGCGCGCATCGCAAGACCAGATTGCCCACATGAAGGCAATCGCGTCGGCTACCGGGGCGCGCCCCGGCGGCAACGAAGTTGCCGCACTAGCGAAGATGATGCGCTCGGAGAAATCGCCGAGCGGGCGTCTGCTGATCGATGAACTATCTGCGCGCGATCCGATGATCCCGTTCATGTTGGCTGGCCATGCAACGAGCGAGTGGGCGCGCCACGGAGCGTTCGCTGACTTGGTGCGCCATACTGTTGGCCCCGCGTCGGTCTACGGTGGGTTCGTCCCATCCGCCATCGGGGCGTTGGCGGCGTCATCTCCTAAGCTGATCGGAAAAGCCAACTATGCCATCGGTCGGGCCGCAGCAGGCCTGAACAGCGCGGCTAACGCGGCACCCGCAGTGGCTGGCGCCACGTACTTGGCGACCGGGCAACAGAAGCCGGACGCGAGCGCGGGCAGCGGTGTCCAGAACACATCTGACGTGTTCGCCCGCGTCCTGCAGGCCGAGAGCGGCAACCAACAGTTCGACAAGAGCGGCGCGACGATCACGTCGCCTAAGGGCGCGATCGGCGCCGCGCAGATCATGCTCAGCACCGGGCCCGAGGCAGCGAAGCTCGCGGGGCTCCCGTGGGACGCGAACCGCTTGCGTACCGACGCCGCCTATAACCGTAAGTTGGGGCACGCATATTTCAACAAGATGAGGAAGGACTTCGGCGACACTGCCGCCGCTCTAGCTGCGTACAACGCTGGCCCGGGTGCCGTGCGCCGCGCCATGGAGAAGGCCAAGACGACCGGCCAGAACTTTCTGGATCTGCTGCCGCGGGAGACGCAGGACTACGTCCACAAGATCATGGGCGGCACCCGCGCAGCGGCCTCCGGCGGGCGCGTACAGCGTGCTTCAGGCGGGCGGGCGGGGATTGACCCAGTGGCCGAGGCGAAGGCCCTGTGCGCTCTCGCCGAGAGCAGCAAGCGCGATCATGGCGAGGATACGAAGCCTCTGCTAAAAGCTCACGACGACACGATCACCAATGCCCTGGCCATAGCCAGCAAAACGATCTGAGGTAAGCCATGGCTAGTTCCTACACGACCAACAAGCGCATCGAGAAGCCCGCGAACAACGACGACATTGATACGTGGGACGTACCAGTAAACGCCGACTGGGACATCATCGACGCCGCCCTCGGCGGGAAGACGTCGTTCAACGTCACCGGGCAGTCTGGCACGATTGTGCTCGCTGCCGCAGACTACCGACCGGCGCAGTTTGTGTTCACTGGAGTGCTCACGGCGGCTGTGTCGTATCAAGTGCCGTCGGGCGTTGGCGGCACCTGGGTCGTGATCAATAGCACGACCGGCTCGTTCAACCTGAACATCACGAACGCTGGCAGCGGCACTTCCGTGACGCTCGCTGCTGGCTCGACCATAGTTGTGTCTGACGGCACCAACATTCGCCTAGCGATCCCCGCGGCGCCCGTCTCCGGCGGCATCACTTGGTCGGTGATCACCAGCAACACGACCGCGGTGGCGGCGAACGGCTACATGGCCAACACTGCCAGCGGCGTGTTCACGCTCACACTGCCAGCGGCGCCGTCTGTCGGCGATTACGTCGCGGTTATCGACGCCACGGGCACCTTCGGAACTTTCGCGCTGACGATTGGGCGCAACGCTCTGAATATCCAGGGCGCCGCAGCGGACCTAACGTGTGATGTCAGCGGGCAGTCGTTCGGCTTGGTATACGAAGGCGTCGCTGCCGGGTGGCGCGTTACCTACGTTTAGTTTCCGTCGTGAACCGCTTCGGCGGGGCGTCAAGGTGCATCTGCACTTTGCCGATGCAGGCCGTATTGATGATCAGCTTCCCGCGGCTCTGCCAGTCTTGAGTGTCGGAGTCGCGCTCGCTCATGTTGTAGAACTGATCGACGATGATGAAATTGTAGTCGTTGAGAGCGATGCACATGTCCTCTTCGGACGCGCATTCGTAGTCACCGATGACTTGGTGTACGGCGCTCCCCTTGAACGACGGCATGTTTAGAGTGAATAGGAAGCGCACTGGTTATCTCCTTCAATCAGCGTACGGCATTGCTACAGGGAGCGCGCGGCGGCTGTCAACTTGCCTGCTCTTCAATAAAGTCCTGATGGAAGTACGCAGACCTGGGCCGTCCCTTCGTCTGGACATTGACGTGTCGTATGACGCCAGAATCGACGAGGTTCTTCATCACGTCGGCAAGCTCGCGCTGCGGGATGCGCCCCGGGCCCGTGCGCGATATGTCCCGCAGCGTCATCCCAACTTCTCTGGACTTGGCGATCAGGTTGCGCACGTCGCGCACGGCTTGCCCGAACTTGGTGTCGACAATCTCATCCTTCGCACCATCCTCCATCGCAGTGATCGTCACGCGCGATAACTCGCACGCCCATCGCATGATGTCGGCGGTGACGATCAAGGTCGATTGGTCGATGGACAGCTTGTCGTCTTCGTCCTTGATGACCGGCGCGGCGCACCCGCGGACCAACGCGAACTTCAATGCGTTCTCGCGGGCGCGCACGTAGAGTGCGTCGGTGCCATCTTCGCGCGCGGCGATCTTCTTGCCGTGCATCTCGACCTCGAATGCCTGGGCAATGGCATCCGCTTCCGATGTCATCTGGACCTTGAGCGGATCGATCACCGGCATCATGCCGACCGTCGCCAGGGGGTTCTCGTTCAGTGGCCGGTCATTCCATGTGCGCAGCCAATCGATCACGTCTTGCGGTGGCGGCAGGTCTTCCGGCTTGCGCCCGAGTGGGTCGTTGTCGCCAGCGTCGAACATGACGAAGCGCGACAGCAAGCCGTTGTTTACATCCTTGCTCGACAGGGCCGAGAACAGGCTGCGCGGCGTGGAGCACCCGAGGATCGAGACGCACGGCTGGTCGACGATCTTGACCTTGTCCGTGTCGGCGTAGCTCTTCGACTTGAACGGCGTGCGGCTCGAGGAATAGAGCTTGAGCAACGTGGCGCTGACCTGCTGCGTGTGGTTGCCCGCCTTGGCGTTGTTCACCGACTGGAATAGGAACCCGATCTCATCGATCAGGCAGACCTGATTGGGGTACTTGATCACGGCGTTGACGATGCCGCTGTCACTGGCGACGTCTTCGACGCCGATCAGGCTAGTGAAGAGCCCCGCGGCAGCGGCTACTTGCTTCGGCGCCGAGAGCAACCGCTCCTTGCCAGCGCCGGAGTGTGCGACCGCCAGGGCGTAGATGTTCGCGCGGACCTTCACGCCATCCAACTCCGCCTTGCGCCCGAGCGCCGCGCCGAAGAAGGTCAGCACGCTCGCGAGTGCCAACGCCGGTTGCGGCTTGACCGCCGTAGCGACGATGAAGTCGTGCATCGACCCCATGACGCCGGGCAGGTTGGCATAGAGCGCGGGCGGGATGTTCGACTCCTTGGCGCTCGCCTTACTTGCCGCACGGACGCGTAGCGTGGTGACCGGCGTCTCGGTCACGTCGTTTAAACGTCCGAGCGCCGCCTTGACTTGCTTGAGCCCCATCAGCGACGGCCCCTCGGACAGAGGGTCGGCCAGCAAGAACCGTTCGTCGGTCAGGTCGGAGACGGCCAGGGTTCCGTCGTTCAGCATGGCGCGCACGAAGTCCAGGCGGTCGTGACCGGCGCAACCTGCGTGCGAGCAGTGAACGTAGAAGCCCGACTGGATCAACGGCAGGTTAGCGCGCGGCATGTCGCCAGCATTGACGGCAAACGTGCCGTGCCAGTCCTCCCCGCCGGTAATGTGGTCGCCTGCCGTCGGGCAGCGCATGTGATGCTTCGCGCCGCCGCGGTGCTTCGGAGAAAGGATGCTCGGGCGCCGCTCCTTGATCGCGCTGACCACCTGGAACCGGCTGGCGTACTCAGCCGCCCAGGCGGTCAGGTCGATGACCTCACCGGCCTCGGTGACGACGGTAGTATGCTCGGCGCGCGTTACCGGCGCGCGGGCTGCGGTTGTTACCGGTAACCCAAGCAGCGGTGCGTCTACCGTGACCGCCGGAGCGTCAGCCAGATCGAATATCTGGCACCGGACGCCAGCTAGGAGCCGAGCCTCGAACACAGCGTCTGGCGACGATTTGCGGGGAAGGTAGAACAGGCGGCTAGTGTCGACGCAGCTTTGGTCGTGATTCAGCCCGATGGCCGCGGCGAGGGCACCGATGCGCTCGCGCCAGATGGTGTTCGCCGCCTGCTGGCTCGAGAAGCTGGATGCAACCCAGGGCCGGTCGAGCGGCAGGATCACCCGGTACTTCGGGCACGGCTGGTGCTGAATGATCGCGTTGCGGATGGCGCCGTCGCGCGTCTCGTTGACGACTTCCGCGCCTTGTGCGATGCGCAGCAAATATCCCTTCTTCTCGACCAAGTAGTCGGCGACCGTCTTATCCGGATTGGCGCGTTGCCACTTCTCGAGCGGCTCGGCGGCGACCGTGGTCTGCGTCTGCAGATGGTTGAACGTCGAGTGGATGATGCAGAGCCAGCCGATCCCTTCGACGGCGTCGGCGATCTCGTCCAGCGTGTGGCCGCAGTCGCTGTCGAGCACGGCCATGTCGATCTCTGCCGCCTGATCCAGGCGCCGGGCGTAGCCGGTGAACACGGCTGGCGTGTAGCAGGGACCATGCTTCTGACCGACGGTCGGATTGGCAAGCTGCTCGTAGAAGTCTTCGAACGACATCGTCTTCCGCCCGTCCCACCGCATCGATGTGTGGGACGGCGAGAACGTCGCGGTAATGGTGCCGTGCGCGGGAGCCGGGGCGGGCGCGTCAGGTTGCTTCAATTCCATTTCCTTTTAGAACGGGATCGCGTTGTCGATCCACGCAGCGATGACCGTCTCGACGAACGTATTGTATTCGTGAGCGTTGCACGCTTCAAGTTCCTTGCCGAGCGCCTCGATGTACTCGCCACCGGCCTTGCCAGCCTCGGTAATGGCGAAGATATCAAACCGGTCCAACTCGCGCTTAGATATCCCTTTATCCCACGCGCAGATGATCGCATTGATCAGCCCCATGTATTCGTCGTAGGTCATCTCGGGCGTCTTCTTGCCGAGAGTGTCGATGTACGCGCCACCAGCGCGACCGGCCTTGATTGTTACGTTGATGTCATCTTGCGACCACTGCACTGGCTTACCCACCCTTGTTATCTTCGCGCCAGGAAACTTGCGGCGCACCTCTTCGTAGACGTCATGAGCTACTCCCATTTGTAGCCCGTGATGTCGGTGTACTTGCCGTTCGGCTTCACGGCGATAGCGACCGGCTTGCGCAGTGTCGGCGCCAGCGGCAGGGCGCCGTCCACCGATGCCGGAATTCCGGCATCGGGCCCGGCACGCATCCGCCACCAAGCCTCGGCCTTCGAGCGCGGGAAGCCCTTATGCTCCAGGCACACCCACTCGCGGTGACGCTTGGGGCCAGCGAAGTATTCGACCAGCAAGCTCGGCGTTTTGCCGGGCCGGTCGTACTTCGTGTAAACGACATCGCTGATCTTCACCCACACGTCTTTGATCTGCGTCGTGAGCAAGACCGAAGTGTCCGCGGTCGCCGTCAGCTTCATCTCCGGCGGCGGAAATTCATAGTGGCAGGTCGGACATAGCATCACGGAGATCGCGACGATAGTCTGGCAGTCCGGGCACGTCTTGCACGGCATCTCGCCGCCGCCTTCGCCGGGCGCGCGGACGCGCTTGTCGATATCGTCCACAGTGCCGAGCCGGTATGTATTGCCCGCGAAGTCAAGCACGAGGCAGTCTTCCTTGCCCTCGGCGATGCGCGTGCCACGCCCGAGCATCTGTACATAGAGGCTCTGCGACTTCGTCGGACGCAGCATGCCGATCATGTCGACGCCAGGAGCGTCGAAGCCGGTGGTCAACACGTTCATGTTCGTCAGGCAGCGGATTTTGCCTTCCTTGAATTGGCGCAGGACGCGATCTCGCTCCGGCGTCGGCGTCTCTCCGGTCACCATCTCGCAACTGATGCCGCGGGCGCGCACAGCATCTCGCACATGCTCCGCGTGGCGCAGGCCGGAACAGAAGACCAGCCACGACCCTCGGTCGGCGCCCGCGGCGACCAGTTCGTCCGCGGCGCCGTTGGTAACGCCCTCCAGGTCGACAGCATCCTCCAACTCGCTGGCAATGAACTCGCCGCCGCGCGAGTGAACCGATGACACGTCGATCTGCGTGTGCGTCTGCTTCGGCGTAAGCGGGACAAGGTAGCCCTCTTCGATCATGCGCAAGATCGACACGGTGTAGGCGACGTCAGTGAAGATCGCGTCGTCGCCCTCGGTGAGCAGCCCCTGGTCGAGCCGGTACGGCGTCGCCGTCAAGCCGATCACCTTGAGCATCGGGTTCATGGACTTCAGGGCGCGCAGGAACGTCCGGTACATTCCGGTGTCGCCCTTGCCGAGCAGGTGCGCCTCATCGATTAGGACAAGGTCGCAACGCTGCACGTCGTAGGCGCGCTTGTAGATCGACTGGATGCCGCCGAACACGATCTGCGCATCGATGTCGCGCCGACCGAGCCCCGCGCTGTAGATGCCCGCGGGAGCCTCCGGCCATGCGCGCAACATCGCGTTGAAGTTCTGCTGGATCAATTCGCGGACGTGCGTCAAGACGATGACGCGAGTGTCCGGCCACGTAGTCAGAGCTTCGCGCAGGAACCCGGCAATGACCATGCTCTTGCCGGTGCCGGTCGGCATGACGATGAGCGGGTTGCCGTGCGCCTCTTGGAAGTACGAGTAGATGCTGTCGATGGCCTCACGCTGGTAGGGGCGGAGTTCCATGACAGCGGTCGTGGGATGGGCAGAATTTGCACTGATGCCAGGAAGGGTCATTGCTGATGCGCGATAGTGGGTAGGATTTTGCATTGATGATTCTCGCTGCCTTGCTTCTGATTGCTTCGAACGTGTCGAGATCAAACGGCGTGATGACCGCATTCCATTGTCGCACGCCCGGTGTGCAGACTGTCAAGTAGTGCCGATGGATGCCGCTGTAGCCCATGTAGGCTTGCGCCTGCGCGTAGTAGATCGCGTCCCAGGCGCGGAGCGCACCGGCCTCGTCGATGTCTTTCTTCGCGAGGAAGCTTGCAAACTTCTTCTCGTTTACACACTTCGCTTCCCACACGTAATCGTTGCTCGGGTCGTTGACCAGCCCGCGGATAACGCCGTCCAGGTGACCGCGAAATTCCCCGTCGAAATCTTCGACGCCCAACTGCCCGCCGGTCTTCGGGTCGGTCACGCTAAGTGTGACGCCGGGCGTCTGGCGCAAGAGGCGCGCGATGGTTGCTTCCGCGTCATGGCCGCTCTGGAATATTCGGATCGAAGCTGCGTCGTTCTTCGTGATGCCGACCCCGGCCTCATGGTACGCGTACCACAAGCGCCGCTCGCACTCGATGCCGATGGACGACATGCCGAGATAGCGACGCACGACGAGTTCCTCGTCGTTGCGCTCAATCGCCCTATCCACTTCGGCGAGGGTCGGGTCGTACAGGTTCTTCGGCATTTTTGCCATGGGCAGCACCATCAAAGGAAATCAGCCGGTGCTCCTGCACACCGGCTGATCGTTTACACGTACGCTGTACTCGTACTACTCGCCGTACTACGCCTTGGGCGCCTGACGCCAAGCCGGTTGCGCGGGCGCCGCACGTTGCGGCTGCGGAGCCATCTGCTGCGCCGCACGGGCCGCGGGAGCCTGCTGCTGAACGTGGCCGACCGTCGCAGGAGCAACCTGCGGAGCCACGTGGGAACCCTGCGGGCCGTTGCCAGCGAGCGCCTTGTACCCCGCGACCTCCTGCTGTGCCTGCCGGTTGATGCCGTTGCTGTCCGGGCCCTCGGGCTGGACCTTGACAATGGCCAGCATCGGCTTGTTGTGGACGGCTTCGCTGTCGTCGGTGTAGGTCACGCCGACGGCGACACAGATCGCCGAGAACTTCGCCTGCGCGATCTCCTGCGCCTTGGCGCTGGTGTTCTGGACGTTCAGCCGGTCCCAAATGTACCGGCCCTTGTACATGCCGTCGATGACCTGCATCTTCAGTTCCAGGTACTGGCCGTTGCCCGCCTTCGTCGGCTTCATCACCGACTCGACGATCATCACGGGGTACGTGCCCGCGGGGAGAATTTCGAAGACGTCACCGGGAGCGATGACGGCGGTGTCGTGAGCGTAACCAAGCTTTGCCATGTTGGTGCTATTCCTTCTGTGAGGGCTGGAGTTGGGCTGCGTAGAACGGGACGTAGTGAGCGTAGTCACCCCACGTCATCGGGATGGACGGCGGCATGCCGTAGCGGTTCTTCGCCAGGAACGCAGGCCGCTCTTCGGTGTACAGGACGCGGTCGCCGCCGCCGACGCCGCGCGTGATCTTCTTCTTGAAGCCGACGTCGGTGCTGGTCGTTGCCACGCGATAGTTGGCGAACAGAACGGTGTCGGCGATCTCCTGCACAAGCGCCGACGTCGCCTTCGCCAGCTTCGGCGAGTAGCGGTCGTACGGCTCCTGGTCCGGGCTGTCGAACCGGGCGATCTGAGTGTGCGCGATGCACACCGAGCCGATGTTGCGCGTGTCGCGCAACTGCCGCAACAGATCGAACAGGAACCGCCACGCGTCGAGCGCGGCGACGTAGCCCTTGCCGAAGCCAGGGTGTTCGATGTTCGGCCAGTTGTTGTCTTTGCACACCTGCGCCCACACCATGGGCTCGAGATGGTCGAGCGAGTCGATCACTACCGTCTCGCGGTCGTGGTCGCCGGTCAGGAGCGCCTGCAGAGCTTCGATGACGGCAGGGAACGACGTCAGTACGCCAAAGGTCGGCGCGTCGATCAGGCCCATGCCGTCTTCGGTCTGCAGGAAGATCGGCGCCGGGGCGGAAGCAGCGAACGACGTCTTGCCGACGCCGTGCGTGCCGTACAGCACGGTGATCGGCGGCGCGAGCCGGACCCCGTGCTTGATGTCGGCGAGAGTGATGGTCATGCGTGTTTTGCTTTCTCAATTTTGAATGTCGGCTTGCCAGTTCCAACGGTACGGGCGCGGGCGAAGATGCTCTGCAGGGACGACGGCCAAGCCGTGTACTTGCTCTCGGGCACGGAGTATTCGGTAGTCACGTAGTCGTCGATGGGCTCGCCGGTCGCCGCCAACTCGGCGACGGCTTGGGCGAGGAGCTTCTGGTCCCAATCGACTTTCTTCGGCAGGTCAGCGACGACGGTGAGACCGTTATCGACAGGCCAGCGGACGGTGCCGGTGTCTTTGTCAACCGCCGATCGTGCGGCGGTGGCTTCGGCGCCGAACTTCTCCGCGAGCAGACACTGCATCATGTGGTCGATGCCCTTGACGTTCTGCTTCAGCCTGCTCAGTTCCTCGACCAGCAGAAACACATCCGCCACCGGCAGATGCTGCGCTTGGTCGATTGTCATGGATGAGAGCTGCGTCAAGGTGATCGGCGGCTTGGGTTCGTCCATTCGGTTCCTTTCTATGCTCTAGTAGAGGCTCGAAACTCCGCGCTTTCGCGCGAAGTGTCAAGGTTGTTATTCGAAGACCCGGGCGTCGCCGAAGACCTGAGCGGTGCCGGAGACCCGGGCGTTGCCGAAGACCTGAGAGGTGCCGGAGACCCGGGCGTTGCCGAAGACCTGAGAGGTGCCGGAGACCCAGGCGTCGCCGGAGACCCGGGCGTCGCCGGAGACCCGGGCGTCGCCGAAGACCTGAGCGGTGCCGGAGACCCGGGCGTTGCCGAAGACCTGAGCGGTGCCGGAGACCCATGCGTTGCCGGAGACCTGAGCGGTGCCGGAGACCTGGGCGTCCTCGCCTACGTACGCAGTTGCTTCGACGGTTGCGGTGTCAGCTACCCAGCCGTTGCCATTGGAGTGCCGTTGCGCTGGTACGGGGCCGTTGCCGTCGCCGAAGTCGTGGGTGGCCAATGTCACTGCGCGAACTCCCCATCGACGCCCTGGCGCCGCCGCAATGCGTCGACCTGGGACATAACTACGATCAGTTCCTCCGCAGCGCGGATGCTCGCGTCAAAGTCACGAGCATCCTTCGTGGTCTTGTCGACCCCGCGCCCGAACTGGAAGTAACGCTTCCGGACCATCA